CAAGAGCCTGGCCCTGCGGCGGGCTGCGCTGGCACACTTGTGCCCATTTGCGGGGAACTCAGCGTGCTGATTGGCTACATCAGGGTGTCAACAAATGACCAGAACACGGACTTACAGCGGATTGCGCTGCAGAGCGCAGATTGTGAGCTGATTTTCGAGGACAGGATAAGTGGCAAAACCAGCGAGAGGCCGGGGCTGAAAAAGGCGCTGCGCTGCCTGCAGCCTGGCGATACGCTGATTGTTTGGAAGCTCGACCGGCTCGGCAGGAGTATGCGCCACCTGGTCATGCTGACGGAGGAGCTGCGCGAGCGCGGCGTTAATTTCCGCAGCCTGACAGACAGCATCGATACAAGCACGCCGATGGGGCGATTTTTCTTTCACGTTATGGGCGCGCTGGCTGAAATGGAACGCGAGCTGATAATAGAGCGCACCCGCGCGGGGCTGGCCGCTGCGCGGGAAAAGGGGCGCATCGGCGGCAGGCGTCGCGTAATGACGCCGGACGTGATTAGCCGCGCTGAAAGAATGCTGGCGAATGGCGCGACGCTGCAGCAGATTGCGCTTGTGCTGGAGGTGTCGGTTAAAACCCTTTACCGGTACATACCGGCCGACAGACAGCGCCAGATTATTAATTCTGTCTGCTGACAGACCAGCAAACCCCCATCAGATGCACCGCTAAACCTGACCTGACACCCTGAGCACACCCTCAAAACGGAGTGCATCAGATGTCTGATTATCATCATGGTGTCCGCATCGTCGAAGTCAACGACGGCACGCGCACCATAACCACTGTATCAACCTCAATCGTCGGCATGGTCTGCACCGCACAGGATGCCGATGCGGCAACCTTCCCGCTGAATACGCCTGTTCTCATCACCAATGTGCAGGGCGCAGTCGGTAAAGCAGGCAAAAAAGGCACGCTCGCCGCCGCGCTGCAGGCCATTGCCGACCAGTCAAAACCCGTCACCGTAGTGGTGCGCGTCGCTGAAGGTGCCGACGAGGCTGAAACTATTTCCAATATCATCGGCGGCACGGATGAAAACGGTCAGTACACCGGCATGAAAGCGCTGCTCGCCGCGCAGACCCAGCTCGACGTGAAGCCGCGCATCCTCGGCGTGCCGGGGCTGGATTCACTGGAAGTGGCGACCGCGCTTGCCAGCATCGCGCAGCAGCTGCGCGCCTTTGCCTATGTCTCGGCATGGGGATGTAAAACCATTTCCGAAGCCCGCCTGTATCGTCAGAACTTCAGCCAGCGCGAAATCATGGTTATCTGGCCGGACTTTCTCGCCTGGAACACTGCGACCAGCAAATCCGATACCGCCTTTGCGACCGCCCGCGCGCTGGGCCTGCGCGCCAAAATCGATAACGACACGGGCTGGCATAAAACCCTGTCTAACGTCGGCGTCAATAACGTGACCGGCATTTCCGCATCAGTGTTCTGGGATCTGCAGCAGACCGGCACCGACGCTGACCTGCTCAACGAGGCCGACGTTACGACGCTGATCCGTAAAGACGGTTTCCGCTTCTGGGGCAACCGTACCTGCAGCGATGATCCGCTGTTTCAGTTCGAGAACTACACCCGCACGGCGCAGGTGCTGGCCGACACGATGGCCGAGGCGCATATGTGGGCGGTTGATAAGCCGCTGACGCCGGTTCTGGTGCGCGAGATTATCGCAGGCATTAACGCGAAATTCCGCGAGCTGGTCAGCGCCGGTTATCTGCTGGGTGCATCCGCCTGGTATGACGAAAGCGCAAACGACAAAGACAGCCTGAAGGCGGGCAAGCTCTTTATTGATTACGACTATACGCCGGTTCCGCCGCTGGAAGACCTGACGCTGCGCCAGCGCATTTCCGACAAATATCTGGCGAACTTCGCCGCATCCGTAAACAGCTGAGGAGCCGGATAAATGGCACTGCCACGCAAACTGAAGGGCATGAACCTTTTCAACAACGCCAACAGCTATCAGGGCGTAGTCACCGCCGTCACCCTGCCGAAGCTGGCGCGCAAGCTCGACCCGTTCCGCGCGGGCGGCATGAGCGGCGCGGCCTTTATCGATAACGGCCTGGAAGATGACGCGCTTGATATGGAGTGGAGTATCGGCGGCATTGATGAGTTGGTACTCACGCAGTGGGGAGCCTCCGACATTCCCCTGCGCTTTACCGGCTCTTACCAGCGTGACGATACCGGCGAGGAAATCGCGGTCGAGATCGAGGTGCGCGGTAAGCATCAGTCTTTCGACTTCGGCGAGGCCAAGCAGGGTGAAGACTCGGAAACCAAAATCACCAGTAAAAACACCTATTACAAGCTGACTTTTAACGGCAAGGAGCTGATCGAAATCGACACCATCAACATGGTGGAGAAGGTTAACGGCACTGACCGCCTTGAGCAGCGCCGTAAAAACCTCGGCCTGGTATAAACCCTGACGCCAGCGACCTCCGCTGGCGTTACCTGACTACAGTGAACAGAGAACAATCATGGAAAAGAAAGATAGCGTTGTTGAGTTTGAAACCCCGCTGCTGCGCGGCGAAACCGAAATCAAAAGCGTGGAGCTGATTAAGCCGACCGCCGGAAGCCTGCGCGGCGTGCGCCTGGCCGATCTGTGCCAGTCGGATGTTGACGCTCTGCTGACCGTGCTGCCGCGCATTACCCTGCCAGCGCTGACAAAGGCTGAATGTAACGCCCTGGATCCGGTTGACCTGATTACGCTGGGCGGCAGGGTGATCGGTTTTTGCAGTCGAAGTCGGACGAATAGACTGGCCTCGCGGCCTGACGGTCAATGACCTGATGGCCGACATTGCCACGATATTCCACTGGCAACCCTCCGAGATGTACGACATGCCGCTGGCCGAGCTGATCGACTGGCGGCATAAAGCCTTTATCCGCAGCGGAGCGAACCCGGATGAGCAATAACCTCAAGGTGCAGGTGCTGCTGAACGCGGTAGACAAAGCCTCGCGCCCCTTCAAAGCCGTTCAGACTGCCGCTAAAAATCTGTCGTCTGACATTCGCCAGACGCAGACGACGATTAAGGAGCTGGATGCGCAGGCGGGGAAAATTGACGGCTTCCGCAAGGCCAGCGCGCAACTGGCCGTTATGCAGCAGAGCCTCAAAGACGCAAAGCAGGAGGTGGCAGCGCTGGCCGTGCAGTTTAAAAACACGGAGCGCCCCACGACGCAGCAGGCCCGCGCACTGGAAAAGGCCCGGCAGGCAGCGGCAGAGCTGCAGACGAAAACCAACAGCCTGCGCCTGTCGGTGCAGCAGCAGCGCGAGGCGCTTAACGCGGCGGGGATTTCCACCAAAAGCCTGAGCAGCGAGCAGCAGCGCCTGCGAACCGCATCAGCGCAGGCAACCGTCAGCCTGAGCCGTCAGAAAATGGAGCTGCAGCGGCTGAATGCACAGCAGGAGCGTCTGAACCAGACCAGTGAGCGCTACCGCAAAGGCCAGGAGCTGTCGGGCAAGGTGCGCAATATGGGTGCGGCCGGTATCGGGGCTGCAACGGTCGGCGGCATGGCGGCAACCTCGCTGCTGATGCCGGGCTTTGATTTCGCACAGAAGAACTCCGAGCTGCAGGCCGTGCTCGGCGTGGCGAAAGATTCAAAGGAGATGATCGCACTGCGTGCGCAGGCGCGTCAGCTCGGCGATACAACGGCCGCGTCTGCCGATGATGCAGCAGGTGCGCAAATCGTTATCGCCAAAGGCGGCGGCGATGCCGCAGCCGTTCAGGCCGTCACGCCGGTAACACTCAATATGGCGCTGGCAAACAAGCGCACGATGGAAGAAAACGCCGGGCTGCTGATGGGGATGAAGTCAGCCTTCCAGCTTTCAAACGATAAGGTGGCACACATCGGCGACGTGTTGTCGATGACGCTGAATAAAACGGCCTCTGATTTTGACGGACTGAGTGATGCGCTGACCTACGTCGCCCCGGTGGCGAAAAATGCAGGCGTCAGTATCGAGCAGGCGGCAGCAATGATCGGCGCTCTGCATGACGGAAAAATCACAGGCTCGATGGCCGGTACGGGAAGCCGCGCTGTACTGAGCAGGCTGCAGGCTCCTACCGGCGAATCATTCAAGGCTATCAAAGAGCTGGGGATTAAAACCGCAGACGGCAAAGGAAATACCCGGCCGATCTTCACCATCCTGAAAGAAATGCAGGCCAGTTTTGACCGTCACAAGCTGGGAACGGGCCAGCGCGCTGAGTACATGAAAACCATCTTCGGCGAGGAGGCCAGCTCATCAGCCGCCCTGCTGATGACTGCTGCCTCAACCGGCAAGCTCGACCAGCTGACCGCCGAGTTTAAAGCCTCTGATGGTAAAACGGCCGAGCTGGTTCAGGTCATGCAGGATAACCTCGGCGGCGATCTGAAAGAGCTGCAGTCTGCGTATGAGGCTATCGGCACCGACCTTTTTGATCAGAACGATGGCGCTCTGCGAACACTCACCCAGGATACAGCGGCGCTGCTGCTTAAGGTTGATGGCTGGATTAAAGCTAATCCTGAGCTGGCGGGCGGTATTGCTAAGGTAGTAATGGGCGGGCTGATGTTAGCCGGGGCGCTGGGCGCTATCGGGCTGGTAGCCTGGCCGGTGATTGCGGGCGTGAATATCCTGATTGCCGGGGCGGGCTTCCTCGGCACGGCATTCAGCATCGCGGGCGGAGCGATTACGGCGGCGCTCGGTGCTATCACTCTGCCGGTAGTGGCCGTCGCGGCGGCAATCGTGGCCGGTGCGCTACTGGTTCGTAAATACTGGGAACCCATCAGCGCCTTTGTTGCAGGCATGGCTGAAGGCTTCACAGCTGCGATGGGGCCGATCAGTGATTCTTTCGGCTCGCTGAAGCCCGCTTTTGAGTGGGTAGGCGGTAAGGTCAAAGAGCTTTGGGACTGGTTCGGCAAACTGCTGGAGCCGGTTAAATCCACGCAGACCGAACTTGCCGCCGCCGGAGACATGGGTAAGAAATTTGGCAACATGCTGGCCGAGGCGCTGAAAATTCCAAGTCACGCGCTCGATCAGCTTATGGGCGGCATTGACTGGGTGCTGGATAAGCTCGGCATCATCGACACGAAATCCGATGGTCTGAAAGACAAAGTGCCGTCGCCAGATCCATTAGCAACCGGCGGCGCGGGCGCAGATACCGGCGGGCTGGAATACAACCTCGCCTATGGTGGTGCGGCATACCGTCCGGTTTCAGCGCCGTCAGCAGGCGGCGGATTTACCGACCGCAGCCAGAATACATATCAGTATGAAATCAATATGCATGAGGGGATGACCAAAGACGACGCAATGGCGCTGATGGCGCAGCACCAGGCCAGAGAGCAGCGCAACCGTCAGGCACAGAACCGAAGCAAGATGGGCTGGGAGGATTAACCGATGATGATGATTTACGGCATGATGCCGTTTATGCGGCAGACCCTGCCTTATGGGGATATGCAGCAGAATATCGATTACCGCTGGCCCACTAACAGCCGGTTAGGGCAGCGCCCGTCGTCACAGTTTATCGGGCCGGGCGATGAAAAAATCACGCTATCCGGGGAGCTGCGCCCGGAAATCACAGGCGGCTCGCTGTCGCTGATGACAATTCGCCTGATGGCCGACGAGGGAATGGCATGGCCGCTGATTGGCGGCAGCGGCATGATTTACGGCATGTACGTGATCGAGAGTATTTCTAACACCTTCAGCGAGTTCTACCCCAACGGAACGGCCAGCAAAATCATGTTTACCCTGAGCCTGAAACGCGTTGATGAGTCGCTGACGTCCATGTTTGGCGATCTGAAAAAGCAGGCTGACGGACTTATCAGCGGCTCCGCCAGTCTGCCAGGGCAGCTCACTTCAGCAATCGACGGCGTGAAGTCGGCGGCCGGTAGCCTGATTTCAACTGCAGGGGGGCTGCTCGGATGATCGGGATAAGCAGTCTGCCGGTGCAGGCCGGGGCGCAGCTGACGCCGGATTTCATGCTGAAGGTTAACTCTAAAGACGTCACAACCAATATCCGGGATCGCCTTATCTCGATGACGCTGACTGATAATCGCGGCTTCGAAGCTGACCAGCTGGATATTGAGCTGGACGACGCCGACGGCCAGCTGGCAATGCCGGTACGCGGCGCCGTAATAACGCTGCTTCTCGGCTGGAAAGGGCAGGCGCTTTTCGGCAAAGGTGATTTCACTGTTGATGAGGTTGAGCACCACGGCGCGCCGGACACCATGACAATCCGCGCCCGCAGCGCTGATTTTCGTGGCTCGCTCAATTCCCGCCGGGAGGTGTCCTATCACGACACTACCCTGGGGGACGTTGTGACGCAGATAGCCGGGCGCAATAATCTGAAGCCAGTGCTGGCCGATGGCTTCGCCGGAATTGCCGTGGCACACATCGACCAGACGCAGGAGACGGACGCTAAATTTCTGACGCGGCTCGCCACGCTTTATGGCGCTGTTGCTGCAGTGAAAGCCGGGCGGCTTCTGTTTATAAAGCCCGGTAACGGCGTCACCGCCAGCGGCAAGCCAATTCCGCAGATGACGATCACACGGCAGGATGGGGACCGGCACAGCTTCAGCATTGCCGACCGTGGCGCATACACTGGCGTCTCGGCGAGCTGGCTGCATACCAAAGACCCGAAGCCCAAAAAAGTTAAGGTGAAGCGCAAGCCGAAAGAAAAGCATCTGCGCGCGCTGGAACACCCGGCGGCGAAAAAGAAGAAAACGACAGCGACTAAAGCGCCGGAGGCCAGGGAGGGGGATTATCTGGCTGGCACGGAAGATAACGTGTTTACGCTGACGACCGTCTATGCGACGAAAGCGGCTGCGATGCGGGCGGCTAAAGCAAAGTGGGAGAAGCTACAGCGTGGCGTTGCTGAGTTCTCGATCACCCTGGCTATGGGGCGTGCTGACCTGTACCCGGAGACGCCGGTCAGGGTGAGCGGATTTAAGTCGGTGATCGATGCGCAGCCGTGGATTATAAGTAAAGTGACGCACAGCCTGAGCGGCAGCGGATATACAACCGCGCTTGAGTTTGAGGTGCTGCTTTCAGATGTGGAGTATGAGGCAGAATCAGACGAAGATGATTCACAATAAGTGAAAATGTGTTGCTCATTTTGGTATTTAAGAGTATTAAAGCTACGAGCTTACAGGGAGACGCCACCGATGATGCATTGTCCGTTATGCCAGACCGCCGCACACGCTAAAAGCAGCAGATACATTTCAAAAGAAACAAAAGAGCGCTATCACCAGTGCCAGAACATCAATTGCAGTTGTTCTTTCAAAACGCACGAAACGTTAGCGATGATTATTGTATCGCCCGGCCAGGTTAATCGTGTGCCGATCTTTACAGGGCATGAATCCCAGCCATCCTTACTGCACTAATTTGATGGGTCCATAAAAGAAACCCCGCACTGGCGGGGTTTTTTGTGGGCGCTATTCGCCACCCTTAAAAATATGAGTATTGCCGAACAGCATTGCTCTGGCGGGCTTGTCCATTAGCTTGCCCATTTCATTACAGGTTGTTAGAGGGTTTTCAAATGAATATCCGCTGGCCTTGAATTTGTTGGTAACGTTGATTGCCTTGATTTTCTTTAGGTAATTAGCAGATGCGTCTTTTGTCCAGATAGGTGAGCATACCCCGCTGGAGATGATCGCATTATAAGATTCATCATCAATATTGTTAGCGGGTATCACAATCATCAACTGATCATCTTTAAGGCTGACTTCCGATGGTTGCCAGGGCTTAAGTTTATTCTTGAGAGTGCTGATGTCTGAAGTTTGTGCTACGGCACCTGAAGAGAATATTAACGCAGAGCTGATTAGGGCTAAATGTAATCGCATTATCAAACGTCCTTTTGAGGTGAGTTTGCCTGGCGAATAAATCGGGGGGCGGCGATGGCGGTGAAAATGCACCGCCACTTTACCGCCACTCGAAAAGCCAGATACAAAAAAACCGCTTTAGTAAGCGGCTTAAGTATATGTTTTATATGAGTAAATTTGGTGGCCCCTGCTGGGTTTGAACCAGCGACCAAGCGATTATGAGTCGCCTGCTCTAACCACTGAGCTAAGGGGCCAGCGGAGCGGGGATTATAAAGTATCTCTTCAGAGCGATCCAGCACTCCGCCGCCGGTTGCTGAAATAATCAGCAGTGAATTAGCTGCTGATTTCTATAACAAATCTGTCGCTCTGCGTTAGCGAAGTTGTAAAACTGCGTCGCAAATGCCCGCTCTGTGCCGTTAAGAAAATTTCAGGTACTGATGCCCACATGAATATTCCTCTTCTGCAGATGAGTCAGCCAGACTCTGATACGCCTGTGACCCCCAGTCGTGGCGGCATGTGAAAAATCCTCAGGCTGGCATGCGGCCGGTGTAATATCTTAATCAGTGATGAATGCAGAAGAGAGGGCAGGAGGAGATATGGAGCAGCAGAGCAACAGGGCGCAATCACAATGCACGCGCAGGGGATCCGGCGCGGGCCTGAAAGCAGACGGAACCCTGTCGATGAACGTCCTCCGGTATGCACATGACAGCATCTGCACGGCTTCAGCCTCACAGGCTAAATATGAGCGGATACAGGGCTGTGCGCAAGAGCAGGCCACTCTGATGCTGCTGCGTATCCATAAAGCGTCACAGGTCTTCACACAGGTGGTGACAGCATGA